TTTTTCATATTATTCCCATCTTATTTGTAATTGACCAAAAAATAAAAACAGATTAAGTTCTGAATATTCAAATCCTTTCTCTGGTTCGTGATACTGCCATCCTATTATCATTGCGTTAGGCACTAATAAAATTAAATTTATTTCCATAATTTAATAGTTTATAAAATCTACTAATAACAAACTAATTAGTAGATAAATTTGCCAGTTATCTCATTTACTGGCGTTTTTTAGAATCATATTAATAACTTTAGAACTATTACTAACCAACCTAATACCATTAGTAATCTTGGATACCTTACACAGTCAGTTCTTATTATCCCCCCCATAATAAACACAACTGTATGAAGCAATCCTTTTAATAAGTCCAAATTACATTCTCTGATTTTTCTTTATCATCGTCAACGTGGATAAACGAACTTGCTACACCTATCCTATTAAAACCTACACTTATAAGAGCGTTTAAAACCATATATCTTGTACTGCTATCGTTTGCCCTTATATCAACTGCAAGTCCTTTTAAATGGCTTGAATTGGGTTTACCACCAGCACGAGCATTTTGGTCTGGATTTCTATAAGCTGAATTAATAATAAAAGGTATATTAGCTAATTCTCTTGCCTCATCTAATTTTGCAAGAAAGTCAGCATCCATTTTATATTCTATCTCCTTAAAGTATTTACTCAAAACTATATATATTTAAAATAAATTAAAAAAAATTAAATAACAGTACTTGCTAATTAAGTTTTTTGCTTAATTCTTAAAAAATCACTGACGTTTTTTATTTAGGTTAAAAATCTTTAAGACTGTGTAAACAATAGACACTGCTAAAAGCGTTATCTTTAGCCATTGTTCTATATTGGAAAAACTCGCCAATGTCAATGTAATTGAATTTATAAACGCTAATTTAATGTCTTGCATTTCCACTTTTATAATTTTAAATGTTCATAATCTAACCCAAAAAAAGAATGTACACCATCGCCCTCTATATCTATTGCGTAAGATTTCCAACCGTAAGGATGGTCTACTAATATTACTTCTTGTATTGAGGTATTTCCATCTTCATCTAAAACCTCAATTTCTTCATCTTCCGTAATTTCTGCATCATCCCATAAAACGTCTAAATGCCATTTATCAGATAATACAGGAGCAGTAATTTCTTCTCCGTTTTCATCATACTCTCCTTGCTCTAAAACGATGTTACCTAATTGCACAATAGAACTTTTGTGCGTTGGATATTGGTTTCCATTTTCATCCGTTGCAGTACCTAAAGCATCAATCTTACTTTGGGCTTGTTCTTTACTGTTAAAAGCATATTTCGATATTCTCATATTATGATGTTAAAGAATTTAATTCTTGTTGTGTTTTAAAATCATTATAAACTTCTAACTTTATTATCTTTATAGGATTTAACCCTCCAACACTATGTGATATCTCTGTAATTGTTGGTAAATTTCCAGTTGGTGTTGTTGTAGCAATTGTACTTCCGTTATGCGAAAATCGTAAAGACGTTCCACTGTATGAAAAAGAAATAGTATTTATACTATCTGCATTTAAAGACAAAGCACCATCAACCATTCCACTGGAAAGTAAACCACTTCCGTAAATATCATAATTAGTAGGAGCAAACCCCTCTAAAGCTATTTCATTACTTCCATCAGAAAACCTTAACAATTCATAAAAATCAGTATCAATTCCCATAGGAATAAATTTTAAAACCACTGTATTTGTATTTGCAACTGTTGGTAAAGATGAAAAGTCGCTATCACAAGTTTCTGCATTACGAGTAGCTATACTTCCTTGTGTTGGTATGTAACTTGTAGCGTAGTTTCCTAATTCTACTTGACCGAAAGCAATATCTATAACATCATCTTCATTGTCAAGTATAACACCTAATCTAATAGACGTAAAAGTTGCACCTAAAGTATATTGTTTGTCAAACCTTTGCCATTTATCACTTATAGTTATTGTTTCTTGACTTCCTGTTGTGGTATCTCCAACCCTTAATGAACAGCTTGTAGTATTTGAACTTTTAATATAAATACTTCCCGTATAAACTCTGGCATTTGATGGGTCAGCAGTAACTGTAACTACTTGTTGAATAACTTTATTACTTCCAGATGTAGCAGTAACTCTACATCCTGTATTTGTATCAGATGGGTCTGTTATCGTATTAGGTTCTTTTGTTGCATCAAATACCACCCACCCACTATCACTATAATCTTGACTTTCGATTATTAAATTCGTTCTCTGTGGTTCTATTATATGGTGCGGACACCCTGCAACGCTACCACTAATTAAATTGTAATTTAATCGTGATATCCCACTTTCAACTGTTTCTATCAGTCCTTGTGAGTTTGTTCTTGTTGCTGAACCACTACGAGAAAAAGTAAAATCCCCTGCGCCACTTAATGGTGCTACGGAATAAAACTTTGTGCCTTGTGCGGATGGTATTAATACTAATTTTGGCTTATTACTCATATTACTTTATTCCTCTTCTTTTGGAATAGATTCATTTAGTATTTTTACGATTTCTTGTGCCAATGGCAATACTGCGATAGGCATACTGTTAATGACTTGGTTTACTCTTGTAATCTGTTCCTGCGTAATTTCCATAATTTTAATTTTAATTTTAATTTATACTGGTAAATCTTGGTACTCGTCTTGATAGTTACTTGGTAAATAACTTTCCATTTCTGCAATTTGTTCAGCACTTAACTCATCTTTATAAAAGTCATTTGCTAAAACCCATTTAAAATGTTCTTTGATTGCTTCCACATTTTCATCAGAACCTATCTGTGATAGTTGGTCTGGTATCTGTGAAGTAATTACCTCTTTGTGGCTTTCTTCTGTGTTTTCTGTTGTTATTACGTTCTTGTACATTTTTTATTTATTTATGATTTTAATAATTCAATTTCTGCTTTTAATTCTTTTATAGCTTGTACTAATACTGGTACAAGTTTTCCGTAACTCATTTCAAGCTTTTCTTCATTTTCAGAATAAACTAATCTTAAAGTGTCGTTGTCTAACTCTCTAACTTCTTGTGCTATAAAACCAAAGTCTTTTTTCCCTTTATTAGCTGAATAAAATTCTTCGCCATCTTTGTCTGTTTCTGGTCTGTTATCCCATACAAACTCTCTTGGTTGTAAAGCATCAATAAAAGCAAGTCCATATCCTAAATCTTTTATATCTGTTTTATCTCTTTCATCAGATAATGATGTTATAGAAGTAACCGCACAACGTAAAGTTGATATACTTGAATTTCCTAAAGTTACTTGATTTGAGGCATTAGCTATTGAACTTGTAGCTTGGTAACCAATAACAACAGTATTTGTTCCATTTACTGTTCCATCTGTGCTACTTCCAATGGCAACATTATTTGTTCCATTACCAATACTTTGACCAGCTAAATAACCTAAAGTAACATTTCCAGACCCAGATGTTATAGAACCACCAGATGAATAACCCACACAAGTATTAGAACCCCCCCCAACAATAGCATCACCAGCTTGATAACCCATTAAAGTATTGTTACCTCCAGTAGTCATAGCAGTACCAGCTTTATAGCCTAATGCGGTGTTATTTGAACCAGTTGTAACATCTCTTAACGCCCTACCACCCACAACAGTATTGTAAAAAGTTGAACCAGCATTGTTTTGTCCAGAATACGAACCTATATAAACATTGTAATCACCAGCTTGTGATGATTTAGAACCAGCTTGATGACCTATATTCAAATTATTATTACCACTATTAAATTTTCCAGTTCCGTAACCTAAATTTGTATTATTATAACCAGTAGTATTTTGATATCCAGATTCAAAACCTAAATTTGTATTTCCGCCTCCAGAAGTGTTTGAATAACCTGCTTGGTAACCTATTGAAATGTGTCCATTGGAAGTTGAACTCCTTGCAGCATTATCTCCAATAGCTATGTTTTGTGTAGCAGTTGTTAGAAATTGACTTGCTTCGTGACCTAAAGCTATATTATCTGCACCATTTGTATCTATTCTGTATAAAGCGTGATACCCTATAGCAGTATTTCTGTTTACCGCAGTTTTACCGCTACCGAAACCCATAGCACCAGAACCAATAGCTACGGTTCTGTAACCACTCCTACCAAAACCAGCATTATCTCCAATAAGAACTGTATTCAGTTGTAAGTTAGTTCCAGCAGTAGCACCAGCATTGTAACCAATAGCAGTGGAACGTTCTGAAGTTGTACTATTACTTAATGCCTGCTTACCTATTGCAGTATTATAGCTTCCGCTTGTAATACTGTTTAGTGCTTCTTCGCCTAAACCTATATTTCCAACTGCTCCAGAAATTCCAGATGGTATATTTATAAAGTACGCTGAATCATTTGTTAAGTCTATACTTACATCACTTAATCCATTCAAGTCAGAAGCACCTCCGCCACCACCAGATTGTAATTCTAATTTACCTGCCGAAGCGTTATATGTTAAAACATCGCCATCACTTGCTCCGCTTTGGATTCCTGGGATTCTAAAAGATGTAGCATTTACGTTTCCTAAAGTTATTTCATCATTTACAGTAGCACTTGAAGCTTCTGTGTCATAACCTATTATAATATTATTATGTCCAGTTGTAATATTATCACCAGCTTGTGAGCCTATGGCGATATTAGAATATCCACTTGTAAGACTAAATAAACTATTTTTCCCTAATGAAGAATTATTGTGTCCTGTACCAGTTCCACCAGAAGCTGCACCTGCTCCTATAAAAGTGTTTACACCTCCAGTTATATTTTTTCCAGCTTCGTAACCTATCATTGTGCTTGAACCACCAGTTGTATTGCTATATCCTGCTTGATAACCTATATTTGTGTTAGATGCTCCAGAGGTGTTTGAGTAACCAGCGTTGTAGCCTATTGAAGTGTGTCCATCGGTTGAGTTATTTCTAGCAGCAAATCCTCCAATAATTACAGAAGTACTTCCTGAATTTGAATATCCAGCATTACTTCCTATATGAACAGATAAATTTGCAGACCCAGAAGCAGACCTACCAGCTTGGTCTCCAACACTTACAGTGTTTGACCTATTTCCAGCTAACCAACCAATAGCCGTAGATGCTGATGAAGTGTTACCTCCAGCTTCTGCACCAATTACAGTATTTGAAAAACCAGAACCTATTGTTGTTAAACCTTGTCCGGCTCTACTACCTATACACACGTTGTTTAGACTTGTTGTAATAGCAACTCCAGCTCTATATCCAATTAAAATATTGTCTTGACCTGTGGTTAAGTTAGTTCCTGTGTCTCCTCCACTCAAAACAACGTTTTGACTTCCTGTTACTGAAGTTGGTACAAAACCTGCGTAAATAGCGTTTTTACCAGTTGGTATCGCGTATGGTGTTAAACCACCTCCACCAATGTTAGCAGGGTCTATACGAACATTATCTGTTCCATCATAACCAACCACAAAGTCTACATTAGCTGGGTCGGTTTTTAAAGTGAATTCACTAAATTTTTTATTTGCCATTTTTTTGTTTTTATTCTATTATTATATATTCGTCTTGTTCTGTTTGTAAAAAATCTCCATTCTCTGCTAATATTTCAAAGAAGGGTGTAGGTGTTGGGTCTGTATATGGATAGTAAATATTTCCCCATCCGTCTGGAGTTGGTAATCCCCACCAAGTACTATTGTATATTTCGTTTGCCATTTTTCTTCTTATCTTTGTTAAACTCGTTATAAAAACTATTTAGCTTTATTATGTTAACTGTTTTTGTCTTATATGTCTTTTTTTTACCAATCATTATAAAACAAAACTTGAGAATTCATTAGCATCTTTGTCAGGGTACATATCTCCATTACTGTTGTTATTATACTCAGGGTACTTATTACTGTTAAAGGAAATGTAATCTATAAACCTTTTAGTGTAAAATTCAGCTCTATCATTAATCTTACTCATCATTCTATCAATATCACTATAATTAACAGAATCAGAATCTTCCCCTCTATGTTTCGATACACCCCCATTATCTATTTTAAACATAGAAAAAGGGAGGTATTCAGATTGAGTAAACCATATTAACATTGGTTTTATGTAATCGTCTCTAAGACTTTTATAATCACTATTAGCAGGTAAATCAATATCACCTGATATTATTAAAGCTTGTAGTTTATCATATAAGTTACCTCCTAAATAATTTTGTATATGAATATCCTGTGCCACTTCAATAAAGTGAATAAGTTTATCCGCATCAGTACTACCACTAATTATTGATTTAGCCTTTAAATCTTGTATTGTTATGAATAATGCTTTCATATGCCTAAAGTCTTTCTTATTTTATTTAAAGTGCTTCTATAAGCACCTCTATCTGCTCTATCTATCATTCTTTCCCCCATTTCACTTGGGTTGTTAGGCTCTTTCAATCCTTTAGCATAAGCATTATCTGAATCAACTTGCTTACCATCTTTCTTCTTGTAAACCCTTAACTCCCAATAGTGATGACAGTTTTTTCCGCCCTTATATTTTAGCAAACTATAGTTTCTACCTTTATGACCTAACTTTTTATTAACACCTCTAAAAGACATCATATTAATATCTTCTTTTCTAAATACCACTTTTCTACCTGTTAAAACCTCCATTTTCTTACAGAAATCTCTACTATTAGGAGACTTTCTCTCTGGCATATAAGCGTATCTAATTTTATACACACCATCATCCTCAGAAGATTCTTTATCAGAATACTTGATTTCAGCCATTTTAACGGACTCATTTTCGTCTTGGTATATCTCACTATGGATTACCTCCCAATCATCGCTTAAAACCTCTCCTAAGGCTTCTAATTGGCTAATCATATCATCACCTTCTTCTTCGGAGAAGTCTTTATTTTCTTCGGCAGATAATTTTTCACCTGTTTCTTCTTCTTTTCTAATCTTAGTAGATACGTTATCTAACTCTGTAAATTCTATTGGTTGTAGAGTTACGAAATATAAATCTTGATACACCTTATTAAATTCAAGTATTTCATTTAATCCGTATATGATACCATCTTGGAATGGTCTGATAATTACGTTATCCATTAATACAGATGCGGTTCTTAACTCTTCTGCATTGTTACCGAAACCCGTATTATCTTTAATACCTAAAAGTATTGGAGATACAATTCCGTGTCCTAACATTATCTTCTCTCTTGCCTCATCAGATAAGAACTGATATTGTGCGTGAGCATCTGGTAAGTGTATAGCTTCTATATCAGCCTTAGTTTCTGCTGATTCGTTAAATGCAATAATCGCTTTACCACTATTAGAACTACCACTAAACTTTTGGTTAATCTTGCTCTCTATAGATTGCTGAGTCTCAGCATTAGGTATACCATTATTAAAGTTTACAAATAAACTCGGTTGTAATCCGTTCTCTATATTCGATAAATGATAGTTAGACACCTCTGATTCTAACTCACTATATTGTAAAGATGCTTGATAATCTACTGTAGAGTAGTAATAGAAACCACTTCTGTAAGGTTTAAATACATAAAGTTCGTTTACTTGAGATTTACTACCGTTACCAAATGTAGGTATTCTTTTAGGATTATCTGAGTTTTTACAGTCTTTCCAAGATGGATGATAGTAATAAGCCTTTATAACACCTTTAGTAGCCTTCTCAGCTCTAAGAGTCTCCATAGGAAAGTGAGATACCTTTAGTATCTTTGTTTTAGCCTTATTATATGTTAGTTGCATAACACCTTGACCTAATAACTTGTAGTCATTAACAAGTCTCTTAACCTCTCTCGGTCTAAGTAGTTTCTTCATTCTAACATAATCCTCAGGAAACAAGTCTGAATTAGTAGATTCTAAGCCTCTACCGTAAATCATATCAACAATACCATTAATACATCTACCATTAGTAGGACTGTCAAGGTATCTATCTATAAGATTATCAAAATAATCGTTATTATCCCCAAACGCAACCCACTCTTTATTGTGAACCTCTTTGATTGTAGGAACTTGGTAAGAAGACATATTGACAACTCTAATGCTATCTTTGTATTCTTTACTAACTGTATTTTTTTTGTTTGAACTCATTATATTATGTATGTGTTATCATCTACTGTACTGTAAGGCTTGTAAATTGTGCCATTACCTATCTCGTGTTTCTCAGTTACCCTTTCAGAAGCGGTCTGAGAAGTTATGTATATCTTGTCTCTATACCAAAGCTCACTATCTTTAGATATTTCTAAGTAATAAGTAGAATCCTCTTCAAGAATTGCAGACTGAAAAGTAACTTGAGTGAAATTAACTATATTGCTAAAAGTAGCATTTGTTATAGATTCCTCTTTACCATCACCATCTCTTCTTATGTTTAAAACAAATACACCTGACAAGCTTGAACTTCTAGGTGCAATAGTTATTGTTTTATCTCCTACTGTTGGTTGTAATATTAACATACTATGATAACTAAATAATTTATTTTTGTTTTATTTAATAAAAAAACCCCACCAAAAGGTAGGGTTTAGTTTAACTGATAAATTACTATTATACAATAGTAAAACCAGCAGCTGCAATGTTTTCAGCAGCAGTATTACCTGCAGATGCAACATTAATAAAGTTAGCAGGTGCTTTTTCCATACCTGTAAAACTTAGAGTATATCCACTCATATCAGCCATAGCTCCTCCTGTTACTACAGTACCTCCTGTTACGTCAGCACCATATTCAGCTCCAGCTAATAATACATTTCCGTTATTGTCTTCAACAAGAATGTTTGGTCTTCCGAAAGATAATAATTTAATAGTATTGTGGTCTTCTTTAGTTAATTTTTTAAGTGTCAACTCTAACACTTGCTCAAAAGCAGTAGTTCCATTCTCTCTACTTGATTGAATGTTTTCTGTATAGGTAGAGTTTCCTCTAACTTCGTATTTGTAAGCACTTGGACTACCAGCGACTGCATCAATTACATCTACATCTGTAGAATCGTATGTTATACTGGTTATGTCTCCAAAATTCACAAAATAAACAGCATTGATTCCTCCAACACTATCTTTACAAGGTTCTGTTCTACCTGAAGTAATATCACAAGCCATAATATTTATTTTTTAATTATTAGTTATAAAAAAGGGTAGGCAGATTGAACACCTACCCCTTTAGTTTTAATTGAGCTAATTATTAGTTAGCAGAGTTGGTGATTCCGTAAGTTACGATGTCTTCAACAACTCCGTACTGTACACCAGCAGTAAATCTCATAATGATTCTTACGTTTTGAGAACCATCTAAGTCAGCCATATCTAAAACTTTTACTTCTTGGTGGTCTGATAATAAACCAGTTCCAAATTGTAAGTTATCTTTAGTAGTTGCTACTGCAGTATTTGCTGCTAATCCGTTAGCCATAAAGATTTTTACACCATCAAAGTATAAGATGTTGATATCTTGGTTGTTTCCTTGAGAACCTACACCAGCAGCACCTTGTCCGTTAGCTTGGAATCCACCTAAAGCTCTTTTGTAAGCTCTAAAGATGTTTTGAGAAACATAGATGAATAAGTCATCTCTACCATATAAAGCAGAAGGAATTGCATCTACTACTTTACCTAACTCATCAACAACGTTAGCAGCAGTTACTGTAGTTCCTGCAACCTCTTGTGCTGCTGGTAAAGAAGCATCAGAAGCTAATAAAGTAGAAAAACCATCAAATGAACCTTCACCATCAGCTCCTGCCCATATGTTTTGCTCATTCTTTTGTGCTACTTTAGCAGCAACATAAGAGATTAAGTAGTCTTGGAAAGAAGATGGTAAGTTGTCAAATGCAGAGTATCCCATTTGGATTGCATCCCAATCAGAACGGAAATCTTTCTTACATAATTCTAAGTTAACTTGTAATTCCTTTGGTTCAAGGATTCTTTCAGTTAAAGTTAAAGTTGAAGTGTCATTGAAGTCGCAAGTACCATTCTTAGTGATACCATCTAATTCCAATCTTTTAACAACCTCTTTGAACTTTACGTTTGGTCGGATAGTTAATCCACCATTTGCAATAGTGTTACCAGAAAGTAAAGCAGCAGAAATATATTTCCCTGCAAATTCTCCTGCGTAAGTTGTAGTAATACTTGTTGTAGTAGCCATTTTGTGTAATTTTAATTAAATAACATTCTATTAACTCTCTCTTCGATAGTCATAGATTTGTTTGGGTTTGATAATAAATTCTTTTTCTTTTCGATTTGAGCCTCTGGAGAATGTACAACTTCTTCTACATTTTCAGATAGCTCAACCTCTTCTTGTTTAGATAACTCTTCAGGAACTTCTTTAGCTTCTCCCATTGGTTTATCTTCGATTAATGCTTTAATCATAGCAAGTAGTTCTGATTTTACTGCTGCTAACTCATCAGAAGTAGCGTAACTCATTTCAGGAGCTTCAACTTCCTCTTCGATTACAACCTCTTCTTTAGGTTCTTCAGCAAGTACAACCTCTTCTACTTCCTCTTTTACTTCTTCAGTTACTTCCTCTGTAGATAATTCTACTGATTCTTCAACTGCAACGTCTTCAACTTTCATTTCTTCTTTAGAAAGATTTAAAAGCTCTTTAACGTTGTTAAGGATTTCTGTCGCTTTCATACTTATTGGTTTATATTAATATAACTATTTAAAATTTTACTGTCGTATTTTTACTCTTCTTCTTGCTTATGAATTGAGCCTATACCTTGCTTCCAATACTCGTCTGCATTGCACTTTCTTTTCTTAGAGTACTTATCACATTCTATAGAGTAAGTATTCTTACATTTGCAATATTTAGCTCTCATTATCTATCTTTTTTAGTTTACTGATTGCCCAATTAACACCTGCTGAACCACCCCAAGCATCCCACATAATACCACCACATCCTTCTGAATAAGGTACGTCTTTATGTTGCTGATGTCTTTTAAATGATGCCATTCTTGCAATAGTATCTCTACTCAAAGGCTTTCTATTAGCTAACTGACTTGCTCTTGTCCATCCAACACTCGTACCACAAGAACTTCCATTCTCTTTTTTGTACTTTAATGCTCTCTTTGCATTATTAGTTGCACCTTGTGGATAATCGCTATAAGACTTTAATTCTTGTTCTTCGTAATTCTTAGGCTTAGTGTGTGTCCAACCTTTCTTAGTATACTTATCGTGTTCCTCTTCATTAGTTATTTCAACACTTTCTCCTGTCTCAGGATTATACATAACGTGAGGGTATTCTACTAAATCTTCTTTTAACTGTTCATCTTCAATTATTAGTCTCTTTATCTCCTCTAATACACTACTTGCCTCAACCTCTTCAATATCCTCTACGTTATCGCTAAACATACCCTCGATACTTAATCCTAAGTATTTACCTTGTTTAACATCTTCCCATACATCATCATTATCTATCTTCATAGTAACTGCCCAAGCACCTTTTACTGCATTTAATCCGTATAAAGCAGTTTTATCCTTTTCAGGGTCTTCTACTATCCAAGATTCTATAACAGATACACCTCCTGTAAATTCAGCGTGTTCTAAAGTTGTATTATTGTTTTTAAGTCGCTTTAAGTATAGCTCAGACGCTTTTCTTACAGTTTCGGTAGAGAACGTTATATTGTACTCATAATCTCCCTTACGTCTGTATATGAGCTTATTTGGCACTAATGCTAAACCGACAATTATTCTTTTTTCAGAATCAACAGTCTTAAATTCTACCTTATGTTTACTTAAAGCTACAAAATTTTCTTCAATAGCAGGAAACTCAACCAAAGATATAGCCTCTATTCCATCTTCCTCTCTTGATTCGTCTATAAATAACTCTATTATATCTAATTCTTCCATATTTAACTTATTTATATTATGTATAACTTGTTTTGTTTTATTTTGTTTTATTTTAAGTACCTGCTTGACCCACAATCATACCATCTAATTGTTGTTGAGTAGTAACGTCTCTTGAAACAACATAAGCTTTTAATGGTTTGCTGAATTGTGTTTGTATTGTTTCTACAAGCTGATTCCCATTAGACATTCCTACTACGTTAAAAGCAGGAGCTGTACGACCACCACTTGCTCCACCATCAATACCACCAGTACTTGTGCGTATAGGTGTTTTAGCTGCTGATGTTTGAAATTTTTGTCTTGAAATAGTTGCTACTTGTGCTAAACCAAACGCAATCGTAGGTAATGCTTGTGCTAATCTTGCAAAAAACCCACCTTTAGCATCCTTCATAACACCTATGGCTGCCGCCGAAGTATCCATTAAAGCAGTTGCTATATTTGCAGCTTTATTCATATTAAACTGCTTTTTAGCTATCTTTTCTTGTTTTTTTCTTAATTTCTCATCATTTATAGCTATTTGATTTTGTATTTTTGCTCTTTCTTCTTTTGATAGGTTCTCGTTAAGTAATCTATTATTTAATTCAGCATTTAAAGCATTTGTTTTATTAGCCTCAATAGTCATTTCTCTATCAAATTGAGCATTCATAAAATCAGTCATAGTGCCTAATATTTTCTTTGATTTTTCAATGCCTTCTTGAGTTTCAGACAACTTATCTTCTAAAGCCATTTGCCCTGCAACCTCTTCATTATACTTCTTTATAGCCTCTATAGTCTCATCACTTAATTTAAAGTCTAATGCTTTGTTTATATCTATTGGTTTTTTACCCAATTCAATATTCATTGCTTCAGCGACAGCTTTTATTAGTTTTTCACCAAATTTAACTTGTTTTTTAATGCTGTCTGGTGTTATCAAAGCAAAAGCTTTCTTCCTTTTATTTTTCTCTTCAATTTCATCAATCTTGTCTTGAAGTGCATCTATTTCAACAGAAAGCCTTTTGTAGTCTTCTGGTGTTTTTGATAATACCTCTCTTCTTTTCTTTAATATACTTAGTTCGTTTTTTAAACCCTTTAAACTATCGGCATCTGCTTTTGTCGCATCATCTTTACTTTCCTTATAATCATTTACAGCATCAGCACTTGTTTCATATATCTTTAATATTTTAGATTGTAGTTCTATTTCTCTTTTTTGAATTGATTCAAGCATTTTTCTCTTACGAAAAGCACTTATTCTTCTTTTTTCTAAAGAAAGTCTACGTTCAGTAAGAGTATTTAATTCACGTTCATAATCATTTATCTTATCAGCATTTTTTAACAATTCTTCATCAAGAATTTTCTTGTCTTTTAATAACTTAATATAATCTTTTATATTAACATTTAAGTCATTGCCTAATACCCTTGCTAATTCCTCTACTTCTTGTCTGAAATCACTTGTTGCTTTTTCCGATTTCTTTTGACCACCAGCAAAAAAGTCAAGAGCAGATACCGCAGTAGTAATAGCTAAAACAATACCAAGGGGACCCATAAGAGCTTTCCACATATCCTTTAATGCGAGTGTCAAACTGCCTGATGTTTTTACTGCAAAACCCATTTGAGAAACCAACTGAGTGATGTTATTCGCCATACCACGAATACCATAAGGTGCATCTGAAATAACCCTACCAAGTTCCATTACAGATGAGGTAGCACCCCCTGATGCAGTTCTTAGGTTTTGATTAGATTTTACCACACTATCTAACCCTTTTTTAAACGTATTAAATTTAGTTGAATCAACTGTTTTAGCAAAATTACCAAACTCTTTTCTAAGTTCTTGTACAGGTACTTTTGTTGCTACAATTTGACCTTTAAGATTTCTTACTGTAGCTACTCCTAATTCTGCATCTACAGTAATTTTATAAACAATATTTTCTGAACTATTTGCCATTTGTTAGTCTTTTTCTTTTTATACTTGTTTTTAATTCTTTAAAGTTTGAAGGCATTTCATATAAACCTTTAGCTATATTAATATCCTTATCTTCAATTAACCATTCTTTATCCCTAAGTAATTCTAATGTTTCTCTTATCATTATATGTCGATTAATAGTTCTATTTCTGATTTACCTGTATAAAAATCTGTTTCTATTGAATTAATCTTATAACTCTTATCTGAGATAACGAATCTATCTGCCAATGTGTATTTGTACAATATCCTTAAAGGAAGATAAGCAGATACTTTTGTTATTCTATTTGAAGCACTAAACACACTTGTTATATAATTTCTATAATACGCTTGAAACAATGTATTTGTAAATCCAGTATCTGGAGGTGTGTTTAAAAAAGCATATTCATTATATTCTTTATAAAAATTCATATTATACGAACTTGTTGAAGATGATAATGCTACACTATTTGATGGTATATTATAAGTGTCTACTTCATCTTGGTCTGTTTCAGAATTCAAAAAAGAAATAGAATTTTGATTTACTTGTCTTATTGGATAAAATAACAAAGGTTTGCCTACATAAGATTCTTGATTATCATCAACAAACCAACCATATTGAACAGTTGTAGCTGTTATTCCATCATCTTCATCAATTAACCTTTCGTATTTCATTTGTGCGAATGGTGTTTTAAGTTTATAAATACCACCATCTAATTTTATTGAACCAGTGTATTCTGATTTACCCCACGTTTTATTGAATTTCTGTTGATGGAATGCGGCTAAAAATGTTTTTGTATCTTCGTGTTGGAAATTTATTTCACGATATGGTAAAGCTACATTGACTTGACTTTTACTAACATCTATATATTTAGTTATGTCATAAGAAGAACCACCACTGTAAAAACTATCTAACGTCTTTACTATAATTTCATTTGTAGATTTATCAACATAAGCTGTAAGATTAAACATTTTAAATAATCCAGTTAAAAAATCAATTACCTTCATATCTGGAATCTGCTGAGTAATATCGAATTCAAATGAACTTATATATGAGTAATTAGTTATTGTATAATTTTTTGTGTAGAAGATTGGATTTACAGGGTCTGTATAATCATATTTTATTACTTCAAACCGAATGTCTGAAAAAGTTGGACTAAAGTCAGATTGAATATATGCAGTATAAAGTGCGCCTTCTTCTATCTCATCACGAGGAACACTTGTTATAGCTTGTGAGCCAGATGTAATGTCCCCACTATTAGCAACCTCAACACCATTTTTTCTAATTGAAATTCTATAAGGATTTGTACTTGATGTAGTACTATTAAGCCTTATATCAGAATAAATAAATTCTGTTGGAGAATACAAAAGTAATTCTAAAGCATTGTCATACATCGAAGAGTTAGTATTCGCATCAGCATCATTAGCAAAACCATCTATTAAACTTTCGTTTAATCCGCTTAAATTTTCTACCTTTCCTTTTTTTCTATGCAACCACATAAACAAATTATAATAAGGTGCATTTGTATTTACAAAGAAATCATTACTAAATGTAATTGAGTATCTTGTTTCAATAGCCTCAATTATTTTATGTAAACGAATAGCGTATTTTAAATCCCTATATGATACTCCGTGAACGTGTCCAGTATTCCAAGCAACATTTCCAGTAAAATTCGCTGAACTATTTGAATCATATCTTAATTGTTGTGTGTGTGAAATTAAGGGTACAATTACATCGTTTGTGGTTGGGTCTGCTTGCAGAGAGGCTTTTACGTTTACAGCATCGTATGTTTTACTTAAATCCGTTAGGGATGTTAGACCAGATAACTTATCATCACCCAATAATTCTTTTAGAGTAATTGTATTACCGAAAAAAGTTACCCTATATGTATGTGCAACATTATTTTTTAAATCAACCCCTTCAAGTTTGATATAGCCATTTTTAAAAGGTATAGAATTTAACTCTATACTTGCAGACACTAAAACCCTTGCATCAAAACCATCTTGAATATCATTATTGTAATAATGTTTAAATATCTTGTTATTAACTTTACTTGCAGGAATGCTAAATGTTTGTGAATAAGCTGTAAAAACCTTACTAATATCTTTAACGTTCTTTACAGTATCAGTAATACTAATATTAACGTCATCAAACATATCAGCTCTTTGACCCTCTATATATAATTGAGTTATTTGCATCTATCTAATGTTATTTATAGTATCAAATGATTTATCAAAGTCAAATGTGTAATCTACTAACTTATCATTTAATGATGTCTTGTATGTAATATCACTTGTTTTAACATTTATTGGCAACACTTGTTCCCCTTCATCAGTTATATTAGTAACCCACACCTTCTCGGACAACATCATTTGCTTAAATACTTCATTGTAATCTTCACTTAAAAACCCACTGCTTAACGTAACAGATTCCTTCCCCATCACATTAAAATCTCTGTAAACGTGATTATCGACAGAGTAACCTGTTACACCAGAAGTTGTGGTTAATATATTTGACTTGTAAGATTCTTTACTAACATTCATTTTCTCTACAGACTTCTTAAAGAAATACATATCTTGTAAAGCACCAAACTTATTCACGAATGTTACCTTTTTAGGCTCGTATTTACATTCTTCTAAAATCTCTACATTTATAGTTTCAATACCACTACTGTCTGAGATAACTATTTTATCTACTGCTCCTATTGAATATTCATTAAAGTACGCTTCTAAACATTTGTTTGGCTCAAAACTTGTACCACCACTTTCTAAAACCCTTTCTTTAAATGAATCCCAATTAGTAGAGTTTCCATATATGGAAACATATTTTATTTGCTCTGAACTTTGACTACTTGATGTAAACGTCTGAGTTGATACAATTTCATTGTCCTTTAAGAAAGTAACTGTTGGATTTGATTCCGTGTATATAGGAATTCTAAAGGCATTATCTTCTAAAACAAATAGCTTTCTGTTTGTAATCATTACAGGATAAGAAGTGGTTGATTCCTCAAAATAATTATAACCATCAAAAGCAATATTTGTGGTATTTCTTGTTGTTATCACTGAATCAGAAGAATCGTAAATAGTCAATGTATGCTTAACCCATACACCCTGACCACTATAATATCCGTTAAACGTTACGTTTAAATAATCTCTTATTAATTCAGCAGTTTCAAATATTATTGTTGACAACCCACTTGTTGTAACTACCGATTTCCTTAAAGTATATTCAGGTGATGATGGAACAGTGTTTTCATCCCCTGTCCAAATATATATTTGCAATATACCATAAGATATGGTTGTAATAGATGTAATAGTTTCAAAATATGGACTTCTTGCTTGTATTGCCATTAGTTAATTGATTTTAATTTATCAAGGCTTAACAGTATGTCTTTTCTGTAACCCTCTTTTAATATTGTTTTTATTTGTTCTTTTGTTTGTTCTTGTACTGCTTGTATAAATCCACTACCCTTATATCCAAATCTCTTAGAAATACCATTCTTCTTTATACCTCTCGCTATTGCATTAGCTATAGACCTGTTAGTATAACTCTTTATTGAAACATATCTTCCTTTTTTATCTCTTGGCTGTATACCTTTGTATTTCATCCAATCCAAGATAGAATCTACAAACTTAGGACTAACTCCTTTAGAATTACTCTTGTTTTTTATACCATCAGATAAAGCATTTGCATACTGTTCTCCAAAGATGTATAGCTCATTATCTTCAACCCTATATCTAAAAGACCTATCTAATTCACCAGAAGCCTTAAACTTATCATTCTTAGCTTCTTGCTTTAGATTCTTTCTTATAAGTTTACCAACCTCTCTTAGAGCTAATTTTAGGTTCTCTCCTTCCATTAGCAGATGCTTATGCCATTAGGAACTTCTATTGATATATCTACACTCCAACCAGCTAACTCATTACTAAAACGTTCTTTAAATGGTTGTGCAACAGGCTGTGTTGTTACTTGATAATTAGCTTCAAACAAATCGCCTCTCATCAACTTCATTATTAAAGAATTTACAACTTGAAACTGAGTATTTAAAACATCTTGTAAGTTATCATTACCATAGAACAGTTCATAATCAGATTTTTTAGTATTGTAATCAACTATATCAGAACAAAGTACTTTAATATCAAAAACAACTGTATTTCCCCTGTAGTTAGCACTATCTATAAGTATATGTGATAAAGGGAACATAGTTGTCTTATCTAAATCAACATCAGTTATATCACCATAAGTAACAGTATTAACTGATGGATTTGACAACAGCTCATCTTTTATAACGTTTAATATGTCGTAAATGTGTGTCATTTTATTTTTTGTTTTAATATTTTACTCTCTAATTCTGATTTTTCCTTTATAAATTCTAAATACATTAAACATTGATGTAAAGGAAGTCCTGTAACTTCTCCGATTCTTCTAACATCTTCTCCAGCGAGAGTAAATATTGCTTGATAGTCTCCCCATTTTCTACCGAAAGCTTGTCCTGACATCCCTCCTGTTTCTTCTGTAACTCTTTGAGTGTATAAGCCATCGTATAATTCCCTAATTTTGTCGCTAAACGATAAAAAAAAACCCTTGCACTAAGTGCAGCATCTAATGGAGTGTCTCTCATTACATCAGCCATATACTCCGTACCCTTGTAATCGTGTATAAGATACTTGTCCTTGCTCTTGAACTTAATCGGTCTGTAAAGAACTGCCATTGCTTTATGGTAGTTATCATTATCAAACATATATTTCTCTAAGTCTATAAACTCACCATAACTCATCTTATCAAAGTTAGGTATCAGACCAAACTCAACAACAACACCATCAGTTCCTTTTAAACTAAACTTATGTACGAGTTCAGCTTTTTGATTTAAAACATATGATAAATGTTCTAAAGTCTCATCAAACACATTTAAACCTATCTTATCAATGTCTGATAACTTTACACCACAGAATATCTCTAATATTTTTTTGTTTAGAAATTCGGTAGCATTTTTATCATCCTTATTCTTTTCGTAGATATTAATATATCTTTGCCATTGACTTAATTTAATTTGCCTTAAACTTGTAGGTATATCAAACTCCATAAATAAATATTGTTATACTAAGATAACTTAATTTATTTTTTTTGTGTTAATTTTTGCTATAATCAATAATTTTACTTATATTTGCGTAAGAGATTTAACTATGAATATTTTAGACGAGAAGTTAAGTATTAGGTTTATGAAGTTTAAATGCTTAGACACTAATAGAATATACAGAGTAGTAGAAACTATATCTACATTTGATTTAAAACAACCTCATTACTTCGATAAAGTTAAGGAGTGTAAAGACACAGTAAAAAGAGACGATGGTCTTAGAAGAACGTTTATGAGAGAGCAATTAGGTTATAGGTTTAAGAATATAGAAGGAATAATAAGTAAATACTAAAACGATAATTATGAGTAACAAACAAACAACCAAAGAACAGATTGCATACCTAAAATCAGTATTGCTATCTCAATTACTATTAGAAGCTAATGAAGAACTTGTGGCTACCAACAGGTATAAACAAAACCTAAAACAACAGATAAACAGGACTAATAGTATATTAGAACCTATCGTTAGGGAAGAGTTTGATAGTGTGTACAAAACAGACCCTGAGATGACAACTAATATATTAAACAAGATAGAATCACTTGTAAATAAAATATCATCATACCAGATAGAAGAGTTGGTAATGCTTGAATCAGTTATAGATAAATATGAGAACAATAGAGAATGGTTCTTGAAGTATGCTGAATCTGATTTTTTAAGACTTGATTAATATGGAATTCAAGCTAAACAACCTTGAATATGCTTGGGTAGGCAATGAGTTAAGACACATAGCAAGTGGAAACAAGTCTGATAAGTATTTCTTAGATGAAGACTTAACTATACCTCTTGTATTCTGTAAAGGTGTTAAGATAAAGAGCTACTGGAGAAAAGAACCTAATATAGATGACTCTGTTATTAGAGACTTCTTTGGTTCATCTGAATCTGTAGAACATTACAATAAGAAGATAGAACTATCTAAATCTTTGGAGTTACAGTTCGGTAAGCATTTAATTATAGGACACTCCTCTAAAGTAGAGTATAGGGTTAAATCTATAAATAAGATTATAGACCTAATATTCTTAGATAAGAATGGAGATATTCTTGTAGGTATTGAGGTTTTATGCACAAACAAAAAAACATATAAAGACATTAAAAAGTTTAACGAAGTAAAATTCCCAATATATGAGTATAATATTAACACAGGAGAAGTCTATCCAATTAGCTCAGGATGTACTAATACAGAAGAAATTAAAGTTTTGTCAAGACAGGTTAGAGAAATTGAGACAAGTATCAGCGAAAATAAACCAAGACTTATTAGAGGCAAGAGAATCTTATTCAGACAACAAAATCGTATTAAAGCACTTGAAAGAGGAATTAAAAGAGTTGATAATAAACGCAAGAAAATCTGGAGAGACTACTACAAGTTTAAAGAAACAGCAGAATATCTATCAGATGAAGGATTCGATAAAGTTATACAACAGCAAGACTCAATTATTACATCATTTCAGAATAAAATTAAAGAATATAGAGGAAAACCAGAAGAACACAGGTTGCTTGAAGAAATTATGGGAATCGAAAAGGATATTGAGAGAACTGAAAGAGAATCAAGAATACTACAAGGAAGTATTGCAAAAGAAAATAGAAGAGAATACAATCTTAGAGAGGAATTTAGAAAGGATGTTAATGCAATACAATAAACGCAAATAAACTAAAGTATTATGGAAAGAAGAAAACTAATACAGAAACTACAACAGTTTATTGACATCTTACCATCAGGTAATAAAAAAGAAGAAGTTAAAGATGATTTACTAAACCTAAAACTAAATAAAAGCAAATACCATAACGTAATAATATTTGATAAGTATAAGAAAAATCTATAGTAAGTATCTATACTATATTATTTATTTATAGTAGCAAAACAAAAACTAATTATTTAGTTATCTTAATATACAGAGTTGTAGTTCTCTTTAACCTACCAAACTTTAGTCATAATCGTAAGGCTATTGGTTCAGATACATTAAGTCTCCTTAGTAATTGCATCTATAACCTTTATAGTCTTCGTAGCACCCAATAGATATTCAAACTAACGAGCATACCAGTTATATCAGTTAACTAACAATTAACATCCATTAAGACTTTAGGAGGGTGCATATCTAACCATCGAGCATATAATTATATTTTCAAAATTAGATTACCTGTTTATAACAAAAAGATATTTGACTATAATCAGTATTGGACTAATTATTATATTTTCAAAATTGATATGTCAGTTTTAAACGAAAAGATATTTGACTATTTAAGTATATCGGATATAGCTAGAATTCGTTAAAGATAGATACTACACAATCCTAATCCTTGATTTACGCCTATTTCACCCTATGGGTGGTATGTTACTATAGATTTGATATTTGAGTGTCTTAGAATG